ACCAAATATGCTGCCGGATACAAGAGCATTAAAAATGTACGAACCCGTATCCACAAAAGTTTCAGTTTCATCAATATCTGCAGCAAGTTGGGTGTATTCTCCACCAATCTCCTTTACAATGTCTTTAAGAAAGTCCATAATTATTTGTTCTCCTTTTTATCTTTAATTGAGTAATTCATTTTATAGGTCCATAGTTTTTGATAAAGAGCAGAGTCTCCACCAAGTCGCATAGCACTAATAATAGTATCTAACTCTTTGTCGTTAATCGGTAAGTCCATTAGGTAAAAAATGAATCAAGGTTTACAGTTTTTTCTACTTCCCATCCAATTGAATCCAAAATAGATTTAAGGGGGTCTACAAAACTTTTCTCAAATTGTAGTTCATAATCAATATATTTGTCAAGGTTAAGTTCCTTTGGGAAATCTGAAATAAAGGAAATAACATTCTCCTGAATAATATTTGGTTTCTTAAGAAAAATATATTTAACCTTCTCACCGTTATTAATAAGTGAATATTTATTGGTTAGTTTTTTTTCCTTTATGTAATGATTAAACAAAAGAGCACCACGAATATGAATCGGAGTTTTGGATGCGTAAATATTTGACGATGAATAATATTTACGGACATCAGATGCCGTTCTTGGAAAAGCAATTTCTTCTGGAGGAAGACTTTTAAACTTTTGACGGCAATCGCCAATAAAATCAATTACCTCATCTTCGGTTCCACTCATCATCAATTTAAGAGCATCCTTAATCATTTGACGACAAGGTGCCGGAGTTGAAGATTTAACTGCCTCAATACCCATCATCTTAAGTTTAGGTTCAGTATATCTTACACCCTCACTATCCCAGACATTCAGAATATAACGCTTTTTGGCAGTCCAGATTCCACGGTCGGCAATATTCTCCCGCTTCATCTGCATCTTCTGGTCATAGGCATTCACATATTCTGCCAGTTCTTGGTAGCAACTTTCAATATACTTTTCAAGTTCCACTTTAGCGACCTTATCAAGGAACGAAACAACGCCTTCAGTAGTTTTCTCTCTTCCCTTGTATACAGTTTCAACCAAAGGACCCATATGAAGATAAATGGAGTCAGTATCAGAAGCAATAACATAATCAACATCCTTTGTCTTAAGAACTTTATTCAGATAAGAATTCATCTTACTCTCAATCCAACGAATCGCAACCTGACCCGAAAGAGTAATTGCCTCGGCATTTGCTAGTTTGAAGTAACGGAAGTACTGATTCCCAATAGCACCATAAGCGGAGTTAAGAGAAATCTTTTTTGCCATTTGAATATTGTTACATCTGGCAATTTCCTTTTCCAATTCTTTTGTCTTTTTCTTCTCATATTGTTTTTTTGCCGCAATCATTTTCTCTTTGAAAATAACACGGTCATTATACATTTTCTCCATTAGTTCTGGAAGAAAACCACGAATATCCTTACGGTACATAGCACCATTAGGGCATACCGCATAGTCCCTATACATTTCAAAAGTAAGTTCTTGATTCAGAATTTTATCCACGGTTACACTAGGATGCCTTTCTTCAACAAGTGTTTCGGGACTTACATTAAATTGCATAATCAAATGTGGATAAAGACTGTTTAAGTCAAAATTAACCACCCAATCATACTTTCCGGGAATTGGTTCCTTTACATATGCACCAGCATACTTGGAGTCTTTATCAGTCTTCTCTTTAGGAGGAATGACAATATTACGCTTTTTAAGATAGTTGTAGATAATCGTATCCCACATTCTTACCTGAGAAAATACATCCTCATAGTTTACCTTACCATCATATGCCATAGTCAAGGCAAGTTCAATCAGTTTCATCTTGTCTTCCAAACGGTCAACAAGTTCTACGTCAATAATGTTGTACTCTACGAACTTCTGCCAACCTTTGGTATAGAAGTCCTTGAATGTATCAAACTCTGAGTGATCCAGTTTCTTCTGTCCAAGTTCAACGCTAGCAATATGGTCCAGACGATAAGATTCCTGTGCCTTATAGGTAAACTTCTTATAAAGTTTAATATAATCAAGTTGACTTATACCACCAATATCATAAGAGATATGTTTTCTTCCAGAAATATAAACTTCATCCTCAGTGACAAGACCCCAAGGAGACATACGCTTCATTAACTTCTCACCTAAAATCCTATCAAGACGGCGAACAAGATAAGGAATATCATACAGTTCACTATTCCAACCAGTCACAACCTCTGGAGTATTATCCTCCATCATCCACCAGTGAATAAAGTCATTTAACAGACTATATTCATCAGAAAATGCTCGGTAAGAAACATTTGATTGGTTATTATTGAACTTACCTTGACCCCAAGTACGAATTTGCTTTGTATTATAATCTTGAAGAGTAATAAGTAATATCTCTTCGGCGGCGTTTTCTACATCAGGAAATCCATTTTCCGATGCAACCTCAATATCAATCGTTGTTAGTTTGATTTTGCTAATGTCAAACTTAATTTCATTTTCTGGATATTTGTCGGAAATATACTGATAGATGTATTTGTCATTACCATAGATTCTGAAGTTTTGTACATCAGTATATTTTTTAATAAACTCCCTACAATCTCTTACAGAACCGGGTTGAATAGGTTCTACACATTCCCCCTGAAGTGTTTTATATTTGGTTGCTTTTTTAGAAGAGACAAAAAGAGTTGGAGAAAACTTCTCACGGGTCATAAAATGTTTTCCATTTTCATAACCACGAACCAAGAAGTGGTCCCCAACCATTTGCACGTTTGTGTAAAATTGCATTATGCAGTTAATTCAAGATACTTTTCAACAATTTCAGGTTTAGGATCAACAATAGTAAGAATACTATCAGAATGAATCATCATCTCTCGTTGATCCGTTACTTCAGGCCACGGAGTTAAATTACCTTCCATATCAATTCTGTAAGGATTGATAAGTTTACAATCCGGTTCACCAAGTTCGGAACCAACTTCAATAATTTCAGTAACAATTACATTACTAACTTTCAATAATAGACACTTGACCTTCTTCTGCATTTACTTTCTCCTGATACATTTCTTTAATTTCCTGTATTGGTTCTACAATAGTAACAATCCAATCTGGAGGAACTGGAATTTGTTTATCACTACTGAGAACAATCCAAGGTGATAACATTATTTCTAAATCTCCTTTTTTGATGTCTTCAGAATCTTTAGCATCTTCCACAAGTAGAAGAGATTTTCTAAAATCAACAATGTGTGGATTTGCAAATAGATATCCACAAACTTTTTCATTAGAAATTAGTTCTTTAGCATCGGAAATTACAGTTTCTCCAGATTTTAATAATGCTAACTTAATTGACATTTTTTAGGTTTCCTCTCAAGTTATTATAGCACAAAAAAAGGGGAGGTGCAACTGGATTTTGCCAGTTGCCTCCCTGCGGCGACGATATTCAATACTATTTAGTCTCCACCAGAATCACCAGAAGATCCACCAGAACCACTGTCAGTATTAATGGCACAAACTTTCTTTTTAGGTGCCATAGCATATTTTACAGTTTTTCCATAACAATTTTCTTTGGTCGGTAGAGGGGGATTTCCAAAATCTCCAACCTTTTCCATAAATTGCTGAAAAGTTTTCATCGCCTAATTAACTTTTTCTTTATTTAGAGATAGTCTTTGCGACTGTGATGTTCGGGAACAATCTTACCTAATCGAATGGTAAGTAGTCCATCTTCAAAGGTGACTTCTCGGACTTCTGTGTCATCGGAGAGAGTCCATGCCCTCTTGAAATTTCGTTGAGCCAGACCCTTGTGGATAAACGTCCTATCCGATTCTGTATCTGATTTTTGCCCTTCGATAAAAAGTTTTCCATACTCTGTGAAGACATTTACTTCCTCCTTTTTAAATCCAGCAAGAGCAATCTCTAAATGAGATTCTACATTATTTACCTGAATTAGATTGTAAGGTGGGTAGTTATTTGTAGTTTCGTGAAGATTGAATAGGCGATCAAAGTATTCATCCATTCCAATGCTATTGCGTGTAATCCTATCCATCAAGGCAGGAAGATCCGCAGCAGTATACCTTGTAAGGTTAGTCATTATGGTAGCTCCTTTATAAGCGAGTTTGTGTTTTGTGGACCCTTTCGGCATCCTTATATAATTATAACAGAAAGCATAAAAAAGGGAGTGTTGAACTCCCTACTTTATTATTCGGTTTCTTCTACCCTTTTTTTCTTAGCACCAATATTATACTTGGTTTCTAAAATCCAATCTCCTTTGTCCTTATAAGCAAGAACTTTGATTTGATTAAGTGGGGCAATATCAGAAATCTTAGAAACATCAACTATTTCTACTAGACCCCAATCAGCAATCAATTGAGCAATACGATTACGACGCTGCACATCATTTACAGTTAGGTTGGCGTGTTTGCCATCCAACGCAAAGAGTTCTTTGAAATGCACCAGATAGTATCTTCCCTGCTTATGTAAAATATGGCAAGATTGATAAATCTTCTTTTCCTTACGCGATGCAACTCCGATGCGGGTCAAAGTCTCACGAACCTTAAGAAAATCATCAGGTTCATTGAGAATCACTTCCACCATTTGGTCGGGCGTCCACTTTACTTCAGGTTCTTGAACGACACTCATTTTGTTCCTCCAGTTTCAAATTTCGATTTAATAAATGTTAGTTGTTCTTTTGTAAGAATCCTCAAAGCCT